CGCCGGCATAGGCTCCTCCAGAGTTCGGACGCCACGACGCCAGCCAGCCAGGAGCTGACGATGCCGAGCGGCAATTTGAGGCCGGCGCTGCACTGGCCTTCACCGGGTAGCACGGCCCAGGGAGCGACGATGTAGGCCAGCGAGCAGCCGGCGGTCATCAGCTGCCAGACGCCGGCCAGGGCGCAGACGCGCCAGACAAGCGGGTCGCGATAGGTTGCGGCGACGATAGCCAGAAGCACCAGCACCAGCGCCGCCTGCGAGACGTTCCACGCGTCGCCCTGGTGCTCTGGCGGGATGAAGCGCCACGCGAACTGCGCAGCGGTGCCTGATGCCAGCAGCGCGGCCGCCAGCACCGGATAAGCGGATCGCCTCACTGCGGCGGCGGCTTCGGGCGCGGGCCGCCGTCTTGCGGCCAGACCCTGCGGGCGAGCTTGTTCAGGCCCAGGACGCGCAGCAGGGAGGCGAGTCGTTGACGAAGCTTCATGTTTCCCCCGGTTGGTGGATTGCAGTTCTTTGGATTTGGCCTAGATTTGACGCATGAACACGATGCGCCTCATCTTTGCCGTTTGCTTTGCGCTCTTGCTGGGCGCCTGTGGCGGTGGCGATCCTGAGCCGGAGCACGACATGACACGCCAGCCCGTCGACTGCAAGGCGAACCCTGCCGCGTGCCAGTAGTTCACCGGTAGGTGACTTCCGCGGTCATCTCGTGGCCTTCGATGGAGAAGGTGTCAGCGCTTCCCAGCTTGCAGGCGTACAGGCTGAACGTGTAAGAAACACCGGCCGTCACGCTGAATCTGCGCGTTGATGCGACCGGGAAGATCGCCGAAGAGCTGGCGGGGATTGTCTGGCTCACACGCTTCCATGAGTCCCACGCTGCGCCGTCGTCTTGGATTGACCACCGCGCCGATCCGATCGTTCCCGTCGCTCGCGTGTAGCTACCGAACCCGTCGACGTAGACCACGGCCTCGCCATCTGCGCTCGGAGTGAAGCTCACTGAAATGACCTGCGTGTTGCGCACGAAGTCGTCCGGCAGGAACGAGTCTTTCGTCACCGAGACGCTGGACGAAGGCGTCGTTGTGAAGACCTCCTTCGTCGCGTTGGGCGCGATCCCGCCAGTCCCAACCGGCAGCGCCACCCAGGCCGAACCGCTCCAGCGATAGAGCTTGTTTCCGTCGTCGGTGTCGAGCCACAGATCGCCAGTCGCATCGGCTGTAGGAGCGCTCGTCGCAAGGAACGTCGTGACCTTCCCGTCAGCCGTTGCCTGCGCATCGGCGGCGTCGCTGATGGCCTGCCCGATGCGCGTGTCGTCGGCGACGACCCAGGCCGACCCACTCCACCGGTACTGCTTATTGCCATCGTCGGTGTCGAACCAGATGTCGCCGACACCTTCGGCCGTGGGGGCGCTCGATTGGTAGAAGGTGGCGATCTTGCCGTCAGCGGTTGCCTGCGCGTCCGCCGCATCGGAAAGCGCCTGAGCGATACCGCCATCGCGCACGCTGACCCAGGCGCCAGCCTCGCGCACGTAGTGCTTGTTGCTGTCGTCCGTGTCGAACCACTGATCGCCGTCCTGCACGTCGCTACTCGGCGCCGTGGTCTGGCGGTAGATCGTCGCGCCACGCGTCACCGCGATCTGATGCGGAACATCCGGGTTCGACCAAGCTCCGCGCACGAACGGCATCGGCTGCACAGCCCGCACGCGGAACAGGTAGAAGCGCCCGCACAGCAGGCCCGGGATCACGGCGCGCGTCGATGATCCGGCTTCGGGCCAGCTTGCCCAATCGCCATCCGGAAGCGTGTCCGTCATCTCGGTGTACTGCACCTCAATGCTGCCGCCGTTGCGAATGCTGGCGCCGACTGCCGCGTCCCAGGTCACGACAGTGCGCGTGATGACGCTGCCGTCGATGGTCGGCGTGGTTCCGCTGGTGACGACGACGCCGGTGATCTGCTCGACATCCCACGGCTTGCGGATGCCGCTGTCCGGCGCAGGGTCGCGGCCCTTGAGTTCGGCGTCCGGCGTGTAGATGGCCGCAGTGATCTCCGACAGCTGCAGGCCGATGGTCTGGCTCGGGTGCCAGCGCCAGCCGATCACCTCGGCCGTCTTCTCCGACATGCCGAAACGGTCGATGGTGATGCTGGCCACATCCAGCAGTTCGGCCTTCAATGCGCGCAGGCCGCAGCGCAGTTCGTAGCGTGATCCGGCCTGAGCCTCACGGATGGCGATGCTGGCCAGGTGCTGCGCGTGCGCGATGTGGTTCACGCCGTCGTATTGCACCTCGCCCCGGCGCTCGCCTTTTGCGGCGATCAGCACCGTGTCCTCGACTGGCGGGAACGGGAGCGCCTGGTAGCGCTGGTCCGGGTCGATGCAGGAGCCAGTCACCAGATTGACGCGCTGCGTTCTGGTCAGGCCCTGAACGCCGCTGATGACCGGCTCGCCGTCAGTCTCGCCGTTGGTGCCGACATCCTCGGCGAGCCATGTCTTGTCGATGCTCAGCACCGGGTCTGCCATCTTGCCGGCGCGCATCCGCACCTCGCCGCCGCACCAGACCACGCGGCCGGCCATCGTTTCGGCGATGCTCTCCATTGCCTGGATCGGGTCGGCGTCGGTGGCGATCTGGATGCCGCAGCGGTAGCGCGGCAGCGTCACGGTGCTCGTGGTGGTGTCGGGCTTGCGCAGCGTGAAGACGGTGGGCACGTCGCAGGCATCGGCAGCCACGATCACGTCGCCCGTGCGGATCTTGGTCGCCGGCACGTTCCACCCGTTGCGATGCCGCGCGTAGTGGTAGGCCAGGAGCGCCGAGTTCTCCGACCATTCCCACGTCGTCGCGTCCGCCAGACGGTGAGCACCGCTGCCTCCGTTGGTGCTGTCCTTGCGGGGGTCATAGACCTTGGCGCCTCGGAACAGAGCAGTCGGCGTCGGCCGGCCGCTGGTGAAAACGTCCGGATCGAACGTGCACTCGACGATGGCCATGGCCACGCCGGCGGCGCGGTCGGCGGCGGAAATCTTCCCGGGGTAGTCGGCCTCAAGCGCGGCGCCGATATTCTGTCCGTCTGTGCCGAGATAAGAGCGGATGCGAACCGTCTTCTTCGCAACTCCCGATGTGAAGTAGAGGTAGTAGTCCGCCGTCGCCGGGCCGCCGCTGAGTGTGGCAGTGAACCCGGACACGCTGACGCCAATCGTTCCGCTATTGAAGCTGTCGCCGCTTCCGGTGCCCCAGACTGCGGTTACTGTGCCTGGCACAAGGTCGCTCGGAAGAACAACGACGGCGCCGCCGGAGCCGTCCAGTGTTCCGTGCCGTTCTCCTGCGACGTTCTCGACGCGGTAGTAGGGCGCAGTCAGCACCCACCCATCAACGTCCAAAGTCACCGGTACGCCGTCCAGATAGAACTGCTCGAAGGCGTCGATCTCGTGCCCGGCGAAGCTGACCGGGAGCACCAGGGTCTGGCTGTCCGGCCCGCTGGTGAATGGGCGATGTACAGCCTCGACGGCGCGCAGCCGACCCAGCGCAAAGGTGCGCGAAACCATCGGGTCTTGCTCGTAGGGCTCCAGGCGGTCGCGCTGAGCGTCGTTGTAGGCCTGCTGCGCGCGGCGGCGCTGCTTGATGCCCTCGACCTGCGCGTCACGCGCATTGACGAACGCGGCCGCAGCAAAGTAGTACCACTGCCCCGTGAGAGATGCGGCGATGTTGAGCCCGAGCCCAACGATGCCGCGAAGGGTGAGTCCCATGGCGCCCTATCGCTTGAAGTAGCTGGCGCTCGGCCAGACCATGGAAGGTTTGTCGGCGCCTACGTCGTAGCGGAAGAACGTGTCCCCGCTGTGCAGTCGCTGTTGATCTCCATCCGTGTAGCGGCTCGGTTTCGGGCGCGCGGCGATGTCCTGCAAGTGCTCGGCGGTGAAGTTCACCAGCGCCTCGGCGCCGTCCTGCCAGCCGGCCTGCTCAAGTTCGCCGGCCCACATCAGCATGGCGTCGCCGACTTCGCCTGTATCCGGGTCGCAAAGCGCGGCGTAGAGCTCGACCGCGGCGCCTTCAACGTCTTCGGCAAGAGCCAGCGCGAGCGACGATTCAGCGACTCCTGGGAAGCTGAACTTTAGCCCGGTGCGCTCCGATGTCGTGTCCTCGACTTCGCTCATCGCGATGTCCAGCGGCTGCCAGGTGTGACTGTCCCAGACAGCCTCGTGACCGCCGATGCAGAAATACTGCGGCACGGTCAGGCCGAGGAACAGAAGATGCACGCACGGGATGCTTTCGCCGTCGAGTGCGCGAGCGAACAGCGCCTCGCCTGCCGTGTTTAGCGTCCTCATACGATGCGCTGGATAAAGGGCAGCGTCACGCCGTCCTGCATCCAGGTTGAGAGGTAATCGAGGTCGATGCCGTCGAGGTCCAGATCCCAAACGCCTTGCGGGCTGCTTGCGGTAACCGCAGCACCGGCCGTCAGAGGCTTCTGCAGCGGCAGCGTCAGCGGCACGGTCATCGCTCCGGCGTCGTTGGCTACGCTACCGGCGTAGCCGATGTGCAGAAGGTTGCCTCCGATCGATAGGAAGTCGCCTGCTAGCAGACTTGCCGCGCGCTCGAAGTCGTGTGCAGCGCCAGCCTCAAGCTGAACTGCGTCGATGTTGAACCCGGCAGAAATCGTGCTTCCTGATGTCTGCTTCAGCAGCACATAGACCGTGCATCCGGTGGCTCCTGACGGGGACGTTCCGGTGAGCATCCGAACCGTATGCCCGGCCGTCATCGGCCAATCCTGAGCAGAGGCAGAAATGAACCCTGAGCCACCCGTCCAGTTGATCTGCAGGCTGGCCACCAAGTTGGTGGGCGGGTCCGACTGGAACGATGCCTGCAAAGCAAATGCCGTATTCGCCGGGAACGCGACGCTCTGCGAAAAGCCGCACTTGTCGCTGCCGGTAGACCCAAGGCCGGATGCGACCAGTTGCTGAACGTAGGTTCCGTTGGGCGCAGCGGATGGCCCGACAGGAACGCGCTCTGGCGTGAGGCTGCCGAACGTGCCGAACCCTTCTGCGGCCCAACCATTGCCGACGCCGTTCGCATCGGTGTCGACCTCGAAGCTTCCGCCTGTCAGGAGATTCCTGCCGGCGGCCCCGGCCAGCGTGATGCTGCGAGCCCCAGCTAGCGCATTGCTGGCAACGGTCGGTGAGCCGCGCAGCGTGCCGCTGTTAACGGGCCTGTGATGTGCTCCAAACCTGAATGCGTCGCCTCGGCTGATGGCGCCGAACAGGTACGCCTCGCGCTCGGCGGCTTGTGCAGACGTGCACGGCGGCAGAGTTACCTGCAGCGTCATGCGGTCAGCCAGGTGAGGCGACGTTTCGCGGTTGCCGGTGTAGAAGCCCTTGAATCCGCTCTTCGGCACGTTGACGCCGACGCGCAGCGGCGTGATGGGGCGCAGCGCGTCGGAGACGGGCCAGTCTGAGATGTCCATGGTCAGCCCGTTGTCTGTGCCTGACGCAGTCGGCGCGTCTCGGCCATTGCGATGGAGTTACGGATCGCGCGCATGTTCTGGGCGCCCACGTCACCGGCGACGTTGATGTTGATCGGCGACATGGGAGCGCTGGTCTGTGCTGGCGTCACGCTGCCGCTTTGGTTGCCGGTCAGCAGGTAGGACTTGCCGCCGAAGGTTGCAACCTCCGGGGCGCCGCGCTCGTTGACGCGGTAGACGCCGCGCGCCGATACCGGGCCGCCGATGGCGCGACCGTCGAAGATGCCGCCGGCCCCGTCACTCGCGCCGAGAGCGACACCGCCGCCACCGCCGCCGAACATGCCGGCCAGCGCGCCGATGGCCGAGTTCAACAGCGGCCGGATCGCTTGCAGCCGCAGCGCTTCCGCGAGGATCGACGTGATCAGGCTCTTGAAGTTGCCCTTTCCTGTCGTAGCAAAGTTGACGAGCGAGTCTTCGATGCTGCGGAAGCCGTTGGTGAAAGCTGCAGCCGTCGCGCCGGCCACGTTCTGAGCCTCGCTGGCATAGTTGGCGATGGCCTCGCGCATGCCTGCCGATGCGTTCTGCTCGCCCTGCACCTTCGCGACCTGGTACGCGTCGAAGCTGGCCAGCGCCTGCCCCAGCGTGTCCTGCAGCAGCTGCAGTTCGCGGGCGTAGTCCTCGGGTCGCTGATCGAAGACTCCGGAGCGCTTGCGCGCATCAACGCTCTCGCGGCGGCTGCGGAACTCGTCTTCGATGCGCTGGCGTGCGCTCAGGCGCTGCCGTTCTGCGTTGCCGAGTCCTGCGCCTCCAATCTCAAGCTGCTGCGAGCGTTCGAGGTTGTCGAGGTATGAGCGCTGGGCGACAGACAGCTCTTCGTACTGACGCGTCAACTGCACCGCGGCCGCGCTCTGCTGCGTGGTCAGCACGGCCGTCTTTGTCGCGGCTTCCGTGGTCAGCGCGGTGATGCGCGCCGTGTTCGCGGCGATCTTCTGCTGGTTGCCCAGCACCTCGGCCTGGCTCAGCTTGCCGGCCTGGGCGCGCTGGAACGCGGAGAGCGCAGAGTTCTCATCCTGCAGCGCCTTGACCTGCGTCTGCGCGTTCGCCTGGATCAGTGCGCGGCGCGCATCATAGTAGGTGCTTTCGCTGATGAGGTTCGCGGCGCGGTTCGCTTCGAGCAGCGATTCGGCGGCGGCGTAGCTCGACGTGAGCGTGCCCAGCGCGCGCTGCACGTTGCCGATCTGGGCCTGCAGCTTCGCGGCGGCGATGCCCGGCTCGAATCGCTCGATGGCAGCGGCCAGCAACTGCGCTCGCTCTCCGGCAGAAGCTCCGGAAGCGTCAGCGAGGCCGTTGATGCGCGCAATCTCGCGGGCAAGCTGCGCCTGGCGTCCGTAGGTGCCCTCCAGTTCCGCATTGAACTTGACGCGCGCCTGCTCTTTCTGGGCAATGTCTGCCTGAGCCTTTGCTGCATCCTGCCCGGCCTTGGTCCGCTCGCGAATGGCGTCAAGTTGCTTCTGCAGGGTATCCGCCTGCTGCTCAAAGCTCTCACCGAAGAGGCTTTTGTAGAACTCCGAAGGGCTGGCGATGCCCTTGTTGGCTGCCGCAAGCCGAAGCCGATTGACGGACTCTTCGAGAGTGCGAAGCGCGTCCTCCGCCGTCGTGTCGCGACCGATCGAAAGCAGGTACTCCCAGAAGCCGCTAAGTTCGATCTTCGCCTTTGACCAAGCCGATTCCAGCACACCGACGTTCTTCGCCGTTTCCGCCAGCCGGACGTTCAGGCTGTCGAGCGTCAGCGCCACGGCCTGCTGCGTGCGGCCCTGCTCTTCGAGCGTGCGAATCTGCTTCAGCTGCGCAGCGGTCAGGAAGTTGTACTGCTCGTTCAGCGACTGCGCACCCTTCGCGACGCCGCCCGACAGGGTGACGAAGTTCTTGACGATGTCGTCGGTCGACGCGCCCGTGACCTTGGCGAGCAGTTGCGTCGCTGTCGCCGCGGAGCGCAGCGCGTCGCCGCTGAATCGGCCGGTGGCCACCAGCGCCTGCAGCGAGTCGCGGGAACTGCCGATGGTCGTCTTCGTGGCATCTGCCACCGTCGCGGCGAGACTGTTGAACTGGCCCTCTGTGATCCCTGCCGCGTTGCCGGTGAGCACCAGTGCACGCTGAAGCGCGTTGCTCTGCTCTGCCCCCTGGTACGCGGCCAGCGCGAGGCTGCCAACTGCGCCAACCACGCCGCCGATGACGACCCGACTGACGGTGAAGAGGCCAGTCACAGCACGCACGGCCGCGCCCATGCCGCCGTAGACGCCGCTCAACTGCGACCCTTGCTGAATCAGCGCCGTCAGCGGGTTCCCGCCACTCGCGACCTGCACGAAGAAGTCGTTGAGCTGGAACCCTAACTGCTGCGTCTGCATCGCGGCCAGGCGCGCGGCCTTCGCCTGCGCGTTCTGCTCGCTCGTGACGCGCGCCGTGCTCTCAGCGACGCCTCGGCTTGCGGCACTCGCACGCTGCAGTGCGGAGGCCGTGGTTTGGCCGGCGCTCTGCAGCCCTGTGAACAGCGACTGCACGTTCTGCGTCGCGCTCTTGGCTTGCGTCGCCGTCGCGGCGGTCGCGGTGCCGGCGTCGCGCATCGCCGCCTCAAGGCGATCTGTCGCGCTCTCGGCCTTCGTGCCCGACGCGGCGAGCCGATCAAGCGCGGCTGCGCCGGCGTTGACCTGCGTGCTGTCGACGGCAAGGGCAAGTTGTGTGACTTCCGCGGTCATGCGGTTCCTCTCATCTCGTCGAGTGCGGCGCGCTCAAGCACCTGCAGGTCAGCGAAGACCTGCGGCCACTCGTCGGCGGTGATGCGGTGTGCAAGACGCACCTCGCGGAACGTCTCGAACCGCAACCCGATGGGGCCCTTGTTCCCGGCAGCCCAACAGCCGGCGCCGAGGTCGTTGAAGAACAGCACCGCCCGCCAGTTGTCCGGCCAGACGCAGATGTCTTCGGCGGCGTAGTCCGATTCACGCAAGCCCAGCGGGGCGAGGTCTTCGTCGGTGGGCTTCTTCCGGTAGAGCGCCCGCCCCGCTGCTTTCAGTTTCCCAGGCGGGCCTGCATCAGTTCGCGCACGTAGGCGTCGCCGATGGCGCGTGCCGCAGCGTGGTGTTGCTGCAGCATCTGCGAGACAGCCTCGGCCGAGAACTCGGCATCGACTTCTTCCCAGCCGGTGAGCATCGCCATCACCGTGTCGATGTCCGACCGGCCCTTGGCTTCCTCGCCGGTCGAGAACTCGCGCAGCTGGTCGGCGGTGCGGTGCTTGAAGATGCCGACGAAGTCGGCCTTCTCCCCGCCTGGCAGCGGGATGTTGACCTTCGCGCGGAAGGTCGGGTTCGCCAGCAGCTTGAGTGCCATCAGCTGGCGTAGCGCACCGGCTCGTTGAGCAGCGACAGCGTGACTTCCAGTGCCATCACCTCGTCGACCGTCAGCGAAGGCGTGCGGTTCAGGCTAATGTAGGCGTTGTAGAGCAGCTTGGAGCCATCGGCCAGGGTGATGCGCACCGCGCGCTGCGCCCGGTCGTCGTTCGCCGTGCTCGCCAGCAGGTAGCCGGCCAGCGTCGGGTCGTCGCCGATGCTGAAGGTCAGGCCCGACGCGCTCTTGCTGGTCGGGATGCGGATCTTCGCGTTGCCTTCGAGCGGCTGGAACTCGGTGAACTGTTGTTCGCCGCCGGTGCTGGAGCTGTTCAGGATCTGCTGCAGCTGCGTCCAGCCGCTGATCTCGCGGATCGTGCCGGTGCCGGAGCCCGCCGGGTAGACGCTGGTGCTGGTGGTGTCCAGGCCTTCCGGGCTGATGACCGAGCCGGACGCGGCCGTCGCGCGGAAGATGCGGTTGTTCGCGCGAGCCCAGCCGCTGACGAACTCGAAATACTTGCCGTCGACGATGCCGTGCGCCGCGCTGGTCGTGAGGACGGACGGGCTCGCGTTGGTCGCGGCCGAAACCGTGTCGGCGGCGACGTAGCCGCTGGCGATCTCGACGATCGCGCCGTTGGGGAGCTTGTAAGCCATGGTGATGCCCTTTCAGGAACGAAAAAGCCGCCCGAAGGCGGCTGGTTGATGTGCCCTCAACGGGCGAGAGAGAACGGTCAGGCGCTGGTGTGCGCCAGGTAGCCGACAGAGCAAGGAATCACGCGCTCGTCAGCGTCGGGGATAGCGGGCGCCGCGGACATCGGGCCGGTCAGGTTCACGCGCACCGCGCCGGCTGTGAGCGGCGTCGCCGGCGGGAATGCAGCCTCCAGGCCGGCGGCGATCGCTTCGCCGGGTCCGGGGCCGTTGCCGTTGGGCACGCAGACCGACACCTGAAAGACGCCGCGATAGCCGCGGTGCTTGCGCTCCAGATCGTCGGACGTGGTCTGCGCCGGCAGCAGGAAGACGCGCAGGTAGGCGGTCGAAGGCTTCGGATTGAGCTCGACGTTTTCCCATGCCACCGGCAGGCTGTTGGCCGTGGCGAAGGTCTGCAGCGCCGTTTCCAGCGCTTGGCGAATCAGCGGCTGCGTCATGCGTTCCTCACCTCGGCCGCGGCCTTGTTCACGATCAGCGAGAACTCCTGCACCGTGACCTTGACCATGCCGGCCGGCGCCTGCTTCGACCAGCCATGTTCGAGTCGGCGCGCGTAGGGCAGGCCGTTGGCGAGCCACACGACGCCGCCGACAGGGAAGCTCAGTGCCTTCTGCACTTCGGTCGTCGCGCGCTGCTCGTTGGTGCCTTCGGTGGTCCCGAAGTCGGGCGCGTTGTGGCTGACGTTCCAGTTGCTCTTGAAGCGGCCGGTGTCGACCGGCGAGCGCACGACAACGCTCGTGAAGACGGACAACGCCACCTTGCGCGCCACCGTGTCGAGGTCCGCCTTTGCCTGCTCTGCCATGCGCGCAATCGGGATGCTGAACTTCGCCATGTCAGCCCCTCACCCACACGATGTAGACCACGTTCACGGCGCCGGGCTTCACGCGCTTGACGGCGACGATGCGCCATTGCTTCGCGTCGGAGTCGATCAGTAGGTCGCCGGCGTCGGGATCGGCGGCCAGAGATCGCGCGCCGAGCATCATGCGCAGGTCGCCAGCCTGGATCAGCGTTCCGTCGATGGACTTGACCTCGTGCTTGACCTCGACGCCTTGGCACGCGGTGTCGGTCTGCGCAGGCGTGGCGCCGGCCGTTGCCGGGTTGTAGGTGCCTGCCGTGAGCTTGCGCAGCGTCATCGCGCGGCCCTTCTCCGCGATCAGGCGCTCGGCCGTGGCCTGCATGGCGAGGTCGGCGGCTGCGCTCATTCCCAGACTCCGTGCGCGTAGCAGACGCGGTTGACCTGCTGCACCAGGCGACCGACAGCGTAGGCAAGCACCTCTTCGCCGGGCATGTTGTGCAGGTTCGCCTTCCGGAAGCGCGCCCAGGCCATGCCGGCGTGCGTGCATTCGTGGCTGACGATCTCGCTCGGCTTGGCGCGCAGGTCCGGCGTGTTCAGGTAGATGCGCGCCACAAGCCCATGCTTGCGGGTGATGCCGGCACGGCGGGTCCGCGGACTCCACCAGGTGCGCACCAGCCCCATGCACTCGCGCTCGACGGTCATGGCGAACTGCTGGCCGTCGCAGTAGTTCATCTCGCCGCGCATGGCCCTGCGGCTCTTGCTGATCCGCACCTCAACGTGGAACCACGGCAGCGCCGGTTCAGGTTGCACGCGGAACACGCGCGCCGGCCGCAGGCGATCACGATGGATTGCGCGCTCGACCGTCTTGAATTCGCGCTTCTGAGGCTTGGAGCGACGTGTCTTCATCAGCAGCGCACCAGCGAGATGCCCGAGCCAGCAGACGGCGAGAACATCGGCGCGAGCATGGTGTCGATGGCCCGATAACGCACCCATGGCACCGCGCCGGCCGCGTACTCGACCTCGATCACGTCGATCTTCTCGCGGATGGCCACACGGCCAACGTCCGGCGCCAGATCGCCGCTGGCAGCCTTGAAGGCGAGCTCAGCGCAGGCGCGCTGCACCTCGACCGGAATGATGTCTGAGGCGTAGAAGCCGCCCGGCGTGTCCAGGCAAGGAACGTCAAGCCGCGGCCAGTCGAGCGCCTGCGTTGTGCTCTTTCGCAGGCCCGCCCAGCGGAAGCGGTAGACCTGCACCATGTAGTCGGTGGCGCGGCGGATCGCCTGCTCGCGCTCGACCTCAAGCATGGTCGCCCACAGCGTGATGCCGCGTCCCAGGTGCCATGCGTCGGCAAAGGCGAGCGTGCAGTAGGCCTCGGCGTTGGAGAGTCCGGCGCCGGTTTCGTGGATCAATGCCATGTCGCTGCCTCACTGCAGCGGGTAGGCCTGAGCCTGCCCCGCCAATGGAAAGTCTTCTGCCTGCCCGGCCAGCGGGTAGGTCGTCGGCACGCGTTCGCCATCCGAGAGGGATGCGGCGGCGCCGGACACGACGGAGAAGCCCGCAATCAGGTCGCCGGCCGCGATGTGCGTCTTGGTGTGCGACGCCGTGCCGGCCAGTTGCGCCGCGGCGGCCACCAGCGCGCCGGCGGCAACGTGGACTGCCGGCCGTGCCGCGGCGCCGGTGACTGTCGCTGCGCCGGCCGACAGCGCCCCAGATGCGGCGTGCGCCCGGGTGCGAGCGGCAGCGCCTGCGACCGTTGCGGAGCCTGCCGCCAGCGCCCCGACAGCGACGTGCACGACCCCGCCGCCGAAGGTGATCGTGAAGTAGTAGTCGGTCGGGTTCGAGACGCCGTCGCGCTCGAGCGTGAAGTGCACGTCATAGGTGCCGTCGTCGCCCGACGCGATGAACGACGTGTCCTCGTACATGAACAGCGACAGGCCGACAGGGATCGCGCCGAGCCTGATGCGGATCTGAACGTCGGTGTCCGCTGGGAACGTCAGCAGCGGGTAGGCCGGCGGGACGCCAGAAGCGCCCGTCGATGGGATCGTCGACCCAGGCAGGCCCACGTAGGGCGTACCGCAGATGCGGCGCCCCGTGTAGCTGCGGCTGACGTTGCGCAGAGCCATCAGGCCGCCGTGCCTTCTTCGTAGTAGACGTGCCCAACACCATCGGTGGCCAGCAGGTATCCGGCGCCGGCCGTCATGCCGGTGGCCACCAGCACGCCGCTGCCGTTCGTGGTCCCGCTGCCGTTGGTGACGGTGCCCACGGCCGAACCGATGACACCGCCGGCGTGCCACTCCCAATCGACCGCGGTGCTCGCGAGAGGCGTCTCGGTGTTGTTCATGAACGCCTCGGTCGTGAAGGACACCACGGCGCCGGTGCGCGCCGCCGTGCCGGCCACTGTTGCGGCGCCAGCGGTCAGCGTGCCGGTTGCGGCGTGGCTGGTCAGGTGGTTCGCTGTGCCAGCGACGACCGCTGCGCCGGCCGCCAGCGCGCCGCTGGACGTGTGCGTGGCATTGCGAACCGCAGAGCCGGAGACAGTGGCCGCGCCCGCCGTGAGCGCGCCGGTTGCGGCGTGCGTTGTGCTGGCAGCAGAGACATTGCCTCCCTCCCAATCGTCGCCGTAGATGCTCGCAGCAAGAGTGATACCTGGCTTGCCGGTTGTCAGCGACGAATCTGTCTGCGTGAACGATCCTCCGAGCGGCGTTCCGTTCTTGCACACGCGTAGCGTCGTGCCTTCAGCCTCCAGGCTCAGGACATCATTGTTGGCCCAAGTTACCGTTGCAGAGTGCAGTACAGTGGCCGTGCCGTTGACCCACTTCTTGAGCGTTGTTGTCAGCGGATTGGCCGGGTCTACCTGGACTGAAGCCTCGTAGTAGTCCCGCGCGGTGTAGGTGTCCGCGGAGGCTCTGACAATCACGCCGATGATGTAGGCGCTGCTGCCTGCTCCAATGCAGTTGAGCATCGTGATCGACGAATACTGATCGTCGGTGAACGTGCCCGCCCCCACCCAACGAGCCGCCGGGAACTCCCCCGCGCTACCGGAGTATTCCCCCGCGGCTCTAGTTGATGAGTTGATGAGAACATCGCCTCGCGACAGCGTGTTCAGGTTTGCCCAATTGGAGCCGAGGCTTGGCCCTGCACGGTTGAAGTCATCCGAGGCGATCAAAGTCCGCGCCATCTCAGACCCCCGATGCGGGCTTGTAGCCCCACACGCTCAGCGTGTCGTTGATGTTGCTGGACAGCACCACGCAACCGAACTCGTCGGCGTAGTCGCACTGCTGCCAGTAAGTGCCGTCAGCCACGCCAACGGCCCCGACGCCAAGCGTGTGGCCGGTGTCCGTCCAACCCGTTGTCGCCGGGTCGTAGATGAACGCACGCAACTGGTTCGCCGTCTGGTCCTTCAGGAAAGCAACCACCTTGCCGCTCGGCAACTTGCACCATGGCGTGTTGACGGCCGAGAATCCAGACACTGCCGCGACGCTGGCCTTGCTGACCGACGTGTAGGCCGCAGGGTTGCTCGGGTCCACCAGCACGAAGAGGGTCGTGTTGCTGCCGCTGCCGCCGGCGCCGGCCAGCACGAGCCCGCTGTCGAGAAGCATGGCGTAGGTGTTGTACCCACCGGCGCCAATGACGGGCGCAGACGACTCACGCGCAAAGGTTGTCAGGTTCAGCTCGCGCCAGTACCCGTTGATCACGCCCATCAGGCTGCCGCGGCTGGCGCTGTAGGTGATGCCGTAGCCCACCGCACCGTCGAGGAAGCCGACGATGTTCGCGTTGGACGCGCCGCCATCGACCACGCGCCATGCGGCGGTTCCGATGTTGTAGAACCAGAGCGCGCGGCGATAGCTCCCGACGCTGGTCACGCCGCCCTCGAAGATCGGCGCAGTCGACCCGAAGTAGTTCGCGTGCTCAGTGGTCGGATAGGCCAGCACCCATTCGCTCGCCGACACCCGCACCAGCTGGCGCATTGCGTGCTGGCCCCACGGCCGCGTCTTTGCAGCGTTGGCATAGGGCACCCCGGCGGCGTCCAGCCGATAGGAACCTGGCGCCGCGTCGTTGGCGATGTCTCGGTACATCGTCATGGTGTCCAGAGCGATGTGCCGGGGACTGTTGGTGTAGTAGTTCGGGTCGCTGTGCGTCTCGGCCCCGAAGTACCACATGGCGCGCTGCGCGGGCATGTAGACAGAGCCCTGGTGCCCGACGAAGCCGCCGTAGAAGTCAAGCGAGCGTGAGCCGCTGGCCAACACGGCAAAGGAGCCGGCCGTCATCGCGCTGGGCAACGTGCCAACGGTCAGGGGAACGGTCTCAGCCCACGAAGGTGGCGGCGTCACCCCCGATGGCCCGATGTAGCTCGTCGCCGCGACGATGTCGCCGATGAACATCACGAGGTCGTGATCTGGCGGCAGCGTGCCGCCGTGGAAGTTGTTCAGGCACAGCCCAGCGATGCCGAGCTCGCGGAACGGCGCCAGTAGCGAAGGACCGTTCGGCGTCAGGCCGTAGTCGATGGCGCCGTCTCGCCACTTCCACAGCGTGTGCGTGCTGTCGAGCCGGCCATCAACCCAGATCTCGCAGATGCCGTCGCGCGGGCTCGTGCCGATGGCGCCGGCCGCGTTGTAGGTGTTCAGCTTGGTGCGGACCTCGATTTCGTAGGTCTGGTCCGTGTAGAACCCGGCGCCGAGGCCGCCGTCCTTGCCGAGCGGCTGGTTGACTCGATCCGGCAGCATGTCCTGCGAGTGGATGTACGGCTGCATGCCGGAAAGCGGAGCATCGGCAGGCGCACAGGTGAACCCGAGCCGCGCGGACCACCCCAGGTTGTCGCCCGCCGTGTTGCTGTTGCCGCCGTATCCGGTCCAGTGATGCGGCCCCGGGCCGAATTTTCCATGCGGCACGGCGTAGGCCGCATACGCTCCGCCGCTCTGACGGAACATCTTCGAGTCAGCAAGGTACTTCGGCGCGAAGTGAAACCGCATCTTGAACCGGACGTAGATGTCGTCCAGCAGGCCGCAGACCTCCTTCGGCAGCATCGTCATCAGGTCGCAGCCCAGCGCGCCGCCAGAGCCGACGACGCCGCCATCTGCCGCCACGAATTCGGGCATCACCGTGCGCAGCGCGCCGCGGCCAGGGCCGAACGGGACGAAGCCGTCTCCGGTGTAGCTGGAGTCCACCAGGCTGAAGCCGCCGCCGGCCGTAGGCGTGTTGACCTGGAACCACTTGTTGACCAGCGTGTTGCCGCTGATCATCGTCGGCAGCTTCGTTGGATCGTCCGTGCCGCCGTAGACCACCGGGCTCCAGTTGTCGAAGTCGGTGAAGTCGACGTTGGCAGGCGACGCGATCACGAAGTCCGTCAGCACAGACCCATCCTCGAACCGCTGCGCGAACAGCACGTCAGGGTGCGCGTCGATGCCCTCGTCTTGCGGGTAGGCATTGGCCAGGCCAGTGACCACCGGCTCGGCGTTGACGGTCGGGTTCGCCAGGAATCCGCTGACCGTCGCCGATGTCGATGTGTGCTGCGACAGGTTGATGCTCAGCGTTGCGGATGTGACCGACTTCGTCGGCATCTGGAACTCGAGCGCGACGTTCTGCGCCAAGCTGGCTTCTGCGTTGCCGATCTGCGTGTAGGCGCTGCCCGTCGTCAGCGCGACGCAGGCGGTGCAGGCCAGCGTGGCGCTGCTGCCGTCGGTGTAGTTCACGTTGACGGACGGCGCCGACAGCGTCGCATGGTGCAGTGCTGCGATGCTGCGCGCCCCACCGGACACACGCACGATGAAGGCGTTCCACTTGCCGCGCGCCCATGCTGCCTGCGCCGCCGCCGTGAACGGCACGGAAGGGTAGACCGCGCCGCCGGTCGTCACTGCGTTGGCGGTGAAGGTGAAGTGCGGAAGCGTTGTGCCCTGCGCGGTGCCGGCTGTGTTGGTCCAGTCGCCGCCAGCATTGACCCATGCCCACTCTGCCGTCTGCTCGACGTGGTAGTAGGACGGCCCGATCAGGCCCCATTGGTAGTCGTATTTTGGGTCAGCAACGCCGGGCCGCGCCAGCGTGACGATCGGGTTTCCGGTCGTTGGCGTGCTGGCGATCACGTCGACGAACAGCTGCGGCTGCTCGGTGCGGTACTTCCCCGACAGCGACGCGACAGGGAACCTCCCGGCATAGAGCGTCGCGCCCGACTGCCCTGCGTAGGAGGCGACCAGCGTTGCCATTGGCTCAGGGCATCGCGGTGTAGGTCAGCGACGAGCAGGAGACGGTGTCACCGGCGCCGATGGTCAGGCCGTTTGACAGCGCAACGTCTCCGGCGAAGGAGCCGGTTCCGCTGACTGTTCCCGTGTTGTTCTTGTCGAGCGTGACGGTCGTCCCGTTGACGTTGACAACTCTCGCGCCTGTCGCAATGCCGGTGCCAGACGCAAGCATGCCAATGGCAATACCTGATGCGGAACCAACAGCCACCGTCGCGGCACCCGAGGTGCCTGTCACTGACGGCGTGACCGTTGCCGCGACATCGAAGTGCGAAACGACGGTGCCGCCGGATGTTTCGAGCGTGGCGTTGGCCACCGCCGTTGCGTTGCCGGTCGCGGCTGTGTCGCTCGTGATCGCGTTTGCCGTGGCCACGCCGCTGGTCGCCGCGCCGAAGGGCGTCGCCGACAGCGTGAGCGTTGCCGCGGCGGTGCCGGGCGACCCGACGGTGCCGGACAGGCGGAACTTCAGTTTCGGGCTGGCGCCGAGTGCCGTCGTGTGCGCGTCGGCAACGGTGTTGCGGAAGGCAGTGCTGTGGGTCACGCTCATTGCTGGTGCTCCTGTGTTGCGCCGACGTGGCCGACGAGGTCATAGGTTTCGACCTTGCCCGTCTCGGCGCGGGTGATTTCGATGGTCATGCGCAGCTCGCCTGCCTGCGCCTGGAGATCGGCGGCCGGCTGCGGCTGCACGGGCTGTGCTTGGTGTTCGCTCATGGCGTCAGATCCTCTCGGGCATGAAAAAAACCGCCCGGAAGCGGTTCTGTGGTGGCGCGAAGGGTCAGCCTCGCAGCTCGACGACTCGCGTCTTCGTCGGCGCGCTGCCGCTGAACGTGGTGTCCGATGCGCCGGCCGGGTTCGCGTACACGACGCAACTGTCCGTGTAGGTCTGCCCGGCGTTCTCGTTGCACGGGCTGACGTTGCTGCTGCCGGCATCGCGCTCGACGTAGATCAGGCAGCGCGTGCGGTTCTGGCCGCTCTGCGCAGAGCCGTTGATCGCGTTGGTGTTGGTCGCGATGATCACGTCCTGAATCGTGCCGCCAGTGTCGGCGCTGTTGGCGTCCGTGCCGCTGCTCGGACCCCACTGCCAGGTTGAGCCGACAGGGGACGTGCCCGACCCGTTGCTGATGACGCGATTCGGCAGCAGGTTCTCGACCACGCAGCGCTTGAT